ACAGCCGAACTAGAGAAATGTGTAAATCAGGCTAAATATATGCAAATTAAGGGATTTAATAATGAAACTGCAAGAACTATCGGCTCCAACGCCAAGTAAGCAAATTGCCAAAGTATTCGAAAGTTACTTTGGTAGCCGCATTCGCTTTGACCAATTAACACGTGGGCAAACTCAATCAATGTTGGGCAAAGTACGTGGTATCTTGGGCGAGCATCGCAAAACTGCTCAACGTCATAGCAGTGAGCAAGACCCACGTTATCTACAATTGGTAATGATGGAACAGGCATTGTCTAGTCGTTTGCAAGAAAACATGATTCCCCCTGCACCCGGTACCGCACCTGCAACACCACAAGCCGCTGTGGCCGGTGGTCAGCCTGCTGTGGCTGGTGCAGTTGCTAAAGATCCTAAATTGGCTGCCGCACTTAAAAAGAGTTCAGCCGGTCAAACATTGAATCCAGAAGAACAAAAACTTGTGGCTGGTGCCGCAATGATGCAGGCCGAAAGTCGTTTCCGCAGAATGGCACGCCGACTGAACGAAAGCGAAATTCAACAAGCTCAAGTTGTGTTGGCTGCACAAGACATGGTTGACAAAATGCAAGCCATGCTAGAAGATGTGAGTGAACTGCAATTCAAAGAACTTCCAGCCTTGGTTGACTCAATCAAGAATCAAGTTGGTGTTGACCAAGCCGCACAATTTAATGCAGACGCCACAGCCGCACTAACAGGCTTGTTACAAAATATTCAAGGTGCCAAGCAACAACTCGACGCCGCATTGAACGTGGTAAATGGTGCGGCTCATGCTGGTGCCGCAGCCGCTGGTGCTATGGGTGCTGAAGCTGGTGCTGATATGGGCGCCGATGCTGCATTAGATGCCGCAGCCGCCGACGTTGGTGCTGAACCACCTGCTGCCGCGCTAGGCCGCGCCAAGAGATAATGAAAATATTTGAAGTTGACAGTAGCATGGGAATGGCGCCTTTGCCTAACCCAGCGCAACTGTCGGGCTTGGTACAGTTTCTTAATGGCCGCGCTACAGATACCAGTGCCAAAAAAGAAATCAGCCAGGATGCTTTTATCAAACTGGCTAACGACTTAGAGATTAACATCACTCCCCAAAATCTAGCCGATGTTGTGAGTCAAGAGCCACTTAGTAACCTTTTGGAACCCATGGATCCAAACACAGGCATGTTGGTATTCAAAGGTGCAGGCGAACCAAATGTTGCTATGCCTGTAAACAAAGCACAAGACATTGTGGCCAGTGCTGCCAAATCGGCAATGAACAAAGACCGCGGTGTCTAACCAATTTGGTCAACTAACGGTTGACACGAAATGTTAAATAGTATATAGTGTATACACTAACTTCTGGAGAACTGTATGACTCGCCTGGCAATTTTGTTTACTCTGTTTACGGCCACTGCCCCATTGGCCATGGCCCAATACAACAGTTATGGTACCGCAGAAATTGTGCGTATTGAACCACGCATGATCACCACATATCAACAACAATGCCGCGAGATTGCTGTGCAAACTCCATACTCATCGGGCAATGCCGCAGGTGGTGTACTGGGTGCCATTGCTGGTGCCGCAATTGGTAACCAAATTGGCGGCGGATCTGGACGCGACATAGCCACTGTGGTAGGTGGAGTGGTAGGTTATCAAGCTGGGCGTGGCGACTCTCAACCCGGTGGAATCAGTTACCGAACTGTGTGCGAGTCTGTACCAGTTGTGACACAACGCGGCGAAACAGTGACTTTTAGATATCGCAACAGGCTGTTTAGCCAAACATTTGAATGACAGGAAACCAACATGGCATATTCTGAAAAAGTGGTTGACCACTATGAAAATCCTAGAAATGTAGGCAAATTTGAAATTGATGAAACCATTGGCACCGGCATGGTAGGTGCTCCGGCCTGCGGTGACGTTATGAAACTACAGATCAAGGTAGGTAGTGATGGCATAATCACCGACGCAAGATTTAAAACATATGGTTGTGGATCTGCCATTGCCAGCAGTTCGTTGATTACAGAAATGGTCAAAGGCATGACCTTGGATCAAGCAGGCAAGATCAAAAACAGCGAGATTGCTGAAGAGCTTGCCCTCCCGCCAGTTAAGATCCATTGCTCAATCCTTGCCGAAGACGCAATCAAAGCTGCGGTAGAAGACTATCGCAAAAAACATGATCTCGTTCACTGACACTGCCCGAAACAAAATACAAAAGTTAGTTACAACCAAAAACTATGCTGGCATTCGTCTTGGGGTCAAAACTACAGGTTGCTCGGGCCTTGCTTATGTGTTAGAGTACGTTCGAGAATACACCCCTGAACCCTACGTTATAAACTACGCACAGTCAGAGTTTGTTGTGCTAGTAAATCAAAAAGACAACGTATATCTTCAAAACATGACAGTAGATTATGTGCGCCAGGGTCTTAATGAAGGCTTTGAGTTCTCTAATCCCAATGAACGTGATCGTTGCGGTTGCGGAGAAAGTTTTCGAATATAGTTGACAGTTGGACTATAATAGTCTATAATTGACTATAATTATGTATAATCCAAAATTTGACTACCAGCCCATTCCTAGAGTTACAATAGAGGGCAAGCGTTACTACGCCACCCCTGATGGCAATAACTTGCCATCAGTAACCACAATCCTTGACCGGACCAAAAGCGAAGCCAGCAAGGCCGCCTTGCACAACTGGCGGCGAGCTGTAGGCGAAGCCAAAGCACAACAAATCACAACAGAAGCAGCCAACCGTGGCACACGCATGCACACGTATCTGGAACGTTACATCAAGGAAGGTGCTGTTCCACCGCGTGGATCTAATCCTTTCTCTTGGCCCAGTCATATCATGGCAGAAACTGTGATCCGAGACGGACTCAAAAACGTTGATGAATTTTGGGGGATTGAAGTTCCGTTGTATTTCCCCGGTGTGTACGCAGGCACAACAGATGGCGCAGGTATACACCTAAATGAAGAAGCCATACTAGACTACAAACAAACCAACAAGCCCAAAAAACGCGAGTGGATTGACGACTACTTTGTGCAACTGTGTGCCTACGCCGAAGCACATAACGAATTGCACGGCACACGGATACGCAAGGGTGTGATTTTGATGTGCGTCAAACCTGACCTAGACGAGCAACACAATATCGTTGGTCGACCTCAATATCAGGAGTTTGTGCTGGAAGGCGCGGAATTTGAAAAATACCGCAACTTGTGGTGGAAAAAGGTCGAACAGTACTACATGCTAAATATGTGATATCCAAAGGACAATCACTGTGGCAATTGTACAAATATCACGAATCACACAACGCAAGGGTCTATTCAATGATCTACCCCAACCATTAGCTGGCGCTGAACTGGGCTGGGCAACTGACACCCGTCAACTTTTTATCGGTAATGGTACCCTAGCAGATGGTGCTCCTATTATTGGTAACACAGAAGTTCTCACTGAATTTTCTGACATCTTGAACTATGCCACTGAATACACCTATAAAGGTGATGCGGCCGGCTACACTGTTCAAACTGGCGCCACAGCAGGCACACCAGTCAGTCAAAGTCTACAACGCAGACTGGACAGTTATGCTGTAATTACAGATTTTGGTGCTACTGGTGATGGTATCACAGATGTCACAGCCGATATCAATCGTGCATTGGATCAAATTTTTTGTCAAGACATCAATCCCTTGGTCCGCCGAAGCATTTTCTTCCCAGCCGGCACATATATTATCACAGACACATTGTTGATTCCGCCTTACTGCAAACTCTACGGCGAAGGGTCAGACAGCACAATTATCAGTTTCAATGTTCAACCCTGGACCAGTACCATTGGCTATGCCTCGGGTGTGTTGGTTGAAGATGGCGGACTGTACTACAGAAGTATCGCTATAGTACCAATTGGTATTGCGATCAGTAATCCCACTTATTGGGGAGTTGAAACACTGCCTGATTATATGTTTAGAACCACAGATAGTCTTCAACAGACCGGTGCAAATATTGGTACTGGCGGTGCATTGCCACCAGGGCACGTGGAAATATCCAGCATCAAATTTGAAACCAATGTGCCCACTAGTGGTGGCTTGGTACAAGGTGCAACAGACTGTGTGTTTGACTGTGTGGCGTTTGAAGGCAACGGAACCACAGCCACACTCACCACTGCTACTCTTGCCACAGCCGGCGTGAGTTTCGCTAATCAAGGTAGTTATGTTTGTACCAATATTATCTGGAACAATTGTATTTTTACCAAGATGGCATGGGGAGTGAATACAGACGAAGCAGTTGAAGGAGTCACTGTCAGCAACTGTAGATTTGATACCTTGTTCCAGGGTGTGTACCTTGGCATAGTATCTCCGCCGGTAAATTATGTTGGTCCTACTGGTGTACGTATAACACAAAACATGTTTGATAATATCTATGCCGAAGGCATTACCATTATAAATTGCAGTCTCAATGCCACGGCCTACAACACATTCTACGAGGTTGGAAACAGTTTTAATGGCCAGACCAATCCAGTGACGCCTGTGATCGATTTAGATGCAACCAACAACGTCAGCGTTGGGGATATGTTCGAACGCAAAACATCACAATCATCAGACTTGCATCCTCGCATAGCACTGAATAACAAAAACAATATTGCTCTTGGCATGAATGTCAACAACATTGAGCTATATCAAAGTAATGCGATAAGTCTAACCTTGGCCAATCAGTTGAGCGTGGGCACATACAATCGCATCGCCGGCATACAAGATGTTGTGGCCAACAATGCCACAGCTAACTTGGCCTATGTGAATGGCACTTACATCAGTAGTTTGCGAATGGATTATACCATAGTCCGTGCTGACCTTCGACGCACTGGACAGATGGTAGTGGTAAAAGGGCAAGCCGCAACTGGAACAGGGTTTGCCTTCACAGATGACTTTGTGGAGAACGGTGCAACCGGTGTAACACTAATCGCCGCAGCTGATGGTGCCAATGTGAGAATATCGTATACCTCGACCAACACAGTGTCAGGCACAATCAACTACTCTATTACCAATCTCGGTTAATGTGGCCTAAAACTTTTGCCGAGAGGCTTGAGAGTTGGACGCAACTCCGTAAACACACCTCCACCGCTGATGTAGAAACAGCACTGCATGCCATCAACTTTTGGTGGTTTCAAACCCCTTGGCGAGCATACCATTTGCACTGGGACGATCGAGCTGTTTGGCCTGATCCCTGGCAATTATTGAGTGACGATCTCTATTGTCCTCTTGCTCGCGGACTAGGAATCCTGTATACTATAACTATACTAGATCGAACAGATCTGCAGGGTGCTGTGTTGATGGAAGTAGATAGCGACAATTTAGTCCTAGTGAACAAAAAGAAATATATACTGAATTGGGATCCAGAGCAGATGTTAAATATCACTCTAGGACGTTCCAA